GTTAAAACTATTGGTGTTTTCCAAGGTTGCAGTTACGTTGATGGTTCAGGCGATCAACAATTTAGTAGATATTGGACTGGTGGAATAACAGCTACAGATGTAAAACTTCATGTAGCTTCAGATCCTAGACAAACATATTTTGTACAGATGGATGCAAGTGTAACTTTCGCAGCTACTATTGCAGGTTTCCCTCATAATACTGCGTTTGTAGTAGGAACAGGTTCAACAAGAACAGGTCAAAGTGCTTATATGGCAGATGCAGATGGACAAACTGTATCTTTTTCAGCTATGAGAGTTTTAGATAGAGCACCTTGGGATACTGGTGTAGCAGCTTCAGCTACTGCAACAGATGCATTCCCTTGGTATGAAGTACGTCTAAACAATCATGTTGATAACTTTGTAACCACAACATTGCTAATGGCATAAGGAAAGGAATAATTAAATGGCTATCAATAGAGCAAGTATTGCCAAAGAACTACTTCCTGGACTTAATGCAGTTTTTGGAATAGAATATGGCAGCGTAGATGACGAATTTAAACCATTATACGAAATAGAATCATCAGACAGAGCTTTTGAAGAAGAAGTACTCTTCACAGGTTTTGGTGCTGCTCCAGTTAAGAACGAAGGTGGAGCAGTTGTTTATGATGATGCATCAGAAAGTTATACTTCAAGGTATACTAACGAAACTGTTGCATTAGCATTTGCAGTAACTGAAGAAGCTATGGAAGATAATCTATACGACACTTTTGCTAAATTAAGAGCAAAAGGATTAGCAAGAGCTATGGCAAGTACAAAACAGCAAAAAGGTGCTGATTTGTTCAACAATGGCTTTACAACAAATCAAGGGGATGGTGTACCAATGTTTAGTGCAGCACACCCAGTAACAGGTACTGGTACAGTAACAAACCTTACTGGAGCAGCAGCTATAGCTGAAGGTACTATAGAAGCAGCGATCATTCAGATACAAAAGACTACTGATGATCGTGGTATTCTAGTAGGTGCTTCAGGTGTTTCATTACACGTACCAACAGACCTATTGTTTACAGCAGATCAATTATTAAATACTCCAGGTACAACTGGTGGAGCTAATAATGACATCAATGCTATTAGACATCTAGGTGTTTTACCTGATGGTTTCTATGTGAACAGAAGATTTACAGATGTAAATGCTTGGTTCATTAAAACAGACGTACCTAATGGTACTAAAATGTTTAATAGAACACCATTACAAACTAAGATGGAACCAGATTTCGATACTGGCAACCTACGTTTCAAAGCACGTGAAAGATATTCTTTTGGTGTTTCTGATTGGCGTGGTTGGTTTGGTAACGCTGGAGCCTAATTACTAATATATTGGAGGAGAGTAGAGATATTCTCCTCCTCTATAATATAAGGAAAGATATATGTCTACAAATATAACTACAGCTTTTAAAGCAGGAGATGGTGTTATAGTTTCCCCACAAGTAGTAAGTACTACAGATAATGCAGGAAACTCTATTGCTGTAACTTTACCACATGTAACTCGTATACTTGCTATTCATGCTAATGCAGTAACAGTAGCTGGTACATTTGATATAGGTGATAATGGTGGAAGTAAAATAAAATTTGATGTTGGTGTAAGTGGAACAGCAGATATTTATATGGGAGAAGTGGGTATTAAATGTGTAGGTACAGTAAGTGTTAATGTTCCAGGTGATGCAGCTAGTGTAACTTTAATTTTAGGATAATCATATGCCTAACTATTCTTATTTAAAAGATGATATTGTAAATACAATAGAGAATGATTCAACAGAATTTGCAACTCAAATACCTTATTTTATTGAAAAAGCTGAAGATCGTTTAATTAAAGAATTAGATGATGTAGCTCTTGATACTTATGCATCAGTTGCTATCTCAGCATCTAATCCAGTTGTAAGTTTACCTGATGGAGCTTTAGTAGTTCGTAATGTAAACTATATAGCTAGTGCAACAAATATTAAAACAAATTTATTACAACGAACATATGAATATGCAATAGATTATTGGGGATATGTTAGTGCATCTACTGGTACTCCAAGATACTATGCAAGAAAAACAAATACACAAATTTATATTGTACCTACTCCAGCATCTACAGTTGCAGGTGAAATACAATATACAAAACGACCATTAGCTTTAGCAAGTGCTACAGATACAAGTGCAACAATTTCAAATTATTTTAGTGAAGATTGTTATAATGCTTTATTTAGTGCTTGTATGATTGAAGCTAATTATTTTATAAAAGATTTTCAAGTCCTTCAATCATGGGAAGGTAAATATAAAAATTCAATAGATGCTTTACGTAATCAAGCTAGAAGAACTAGAAGAGATGATATGCAATCTCCAGCAAGTCCTGCAGGTGGTCCAACACCAGTTATACAGGGTGCTAATTAATGCCTAAAAAATCAGCAAGACAATGGTATGAAGAATTATCTGATTTACATTTTTCAAGATATGAAAAACCAGGAAAAAAACCTGCAGATGAACAAAAAATATTAGATATTTTAGAAAGTAAGGGTTATGATTCTGACTTTCTTGCAGCTCGTATAGATCTTGGAATGAGTTTTCCAGGTAAAAAACATGGTGGTAAAATAGATACACATAGAGGTTGGGGTAAAGCTCGTTATGGCAGATAAAAAGAAATCATTATGGAAAAAATATAAGGATTCTAAAGCATCTAAAGTTATAGATCCTTTTTTAGGATATTGGACATTATATGAAATTGCTGATATGGTAGGAGACGCAGCAAAGGGTATACCATTATTTAAAGAAGGTGGACAAATAAAAAAGAAAAGAAAAAAATCTAAAAAGAAACCTAGAGGATGGGGTAAAGCTCGTTATGGTAAATAGATCTAATATTAAACAAGAAGTAACAAAACCTGGAGATATTAAAGTGAAAAAAAAAGTAACTAAAAAAAATATGGGAGGAGGATTATCTCCTGCTAAAGCAAAAGAATTAAATAATATTATGAATGCTTCTCAAGGCATTGCAGAAAATTTACAAAAACAATCTATGGTAAGAAGAAAACGAGGTGGCATTATTGATGGTAATGCTCTTGTATCTTCTTATTATGAATAAAGGAGAAAACAATGCCTACATATAATAACGACAAAATAATAGGTTCACAAGGTAGAGTAGCTATTAATAAAAAATTAAGTGAGATAAATGGTATTCCTACAGGACAAGGATATGGAGCAGCACGTAAAGGACCACAAGTAAAAGGACCTATTGAAGCTGTATCTGATGCTGACTATCCTCAAGGAGAATCATTTGATATAGGTGGAGTTACAAACTCTCCTACTCTTGGAATAAAGTAAATGGCAGATATACCAAAAAGTAAAAAACAAGCAGTAGTATGGGGTTTTAAAAAAATTAAAAAACTTTGGGAGGGTTTAAAATCTAATAAAGATGAAATTCAAAAAGTACAAAAGAATATTACAAAGTTAAATAAACAAAAAACAAAAGATATAAAACATCATGGTTTTAGTAATGCTGGTAAAAAAATAGATACTGTTAAAAATAAACTTAAAAGATTAAAACAAGCAGATAGAGAAAGAATATTAAAATTAAGAAAAGGTGGCTTTGGTGCTATTGTTGGTATAGGTGGAACTGGTGCTGCAGTAAGTATTATAGATAAAATATTAAAAGATTACAAACCTTATACAATTAAAAAAGGTGATACTCTTTCAGAAATAGCTAGAGATAATGGTACAACATTAAAAGCTATACAAGAAGCTAATCCTCACATAAAAGATCTTAATAAGATAAGACCTGGACAAGAAATTAAAATGCCTGAAAAAGTTAAAGATAGAAAATCTGTTTATCAAGGTATGACTAAATCTGAAATGGCAGGTATAACAAAAGATAAAGTTGTTGAGAGAAAATATGGTGGACAAATAGGAACACCTAGAGGAGTAGGAGCTGCATTACGTGGTTATGGTAAAGGGTATAAGTAGTGCCTTTTAAATCTAAAAAACAAAGAACATACTTAGCAATTAATAAACCTAAAGTTTATAAGAAATTTAAAAAAACTTATGGTAAAAAAATAAGGAAGAAATAAAATGGATAAAATAAAAGCAAGACTAAAAGAACCATCATCATATTCTGGAATAGCAGCTATATTAGCTATGTGTGGTATTATAGTTCCTAATTCTACATGGCAAATGCTATGTCTAATAGGTTGTGGTATCGCAGGTGCTGCAGGATTTTGGATGAGTGAAAAGAAAAAATAATTAGGAGTTAATTATATGTTAGCTGGATTACCAGTAGAAATGTTGACCATGCTTGGATCTAGTTTACTAGGTGGTGTTATGACTATCTGGGGACAAAGATCAAAAGATAAAGCTAATCAACAAAAGATGCTTCTTGCTAGAGGTAAATTTCAAATGGATGAAGTTA